CAGCGCAAGTCGTCGGTGATGACTGCCTTAGCAGTTACTGCCGCTGCCACTGGTCTGATAGCCGAGTTTGGAGCTGACCTCACAGTAGAGAAGATTGGAGTCTTCTTTTCAAAACTGTTCAAGTCTGCTGATTCCGATGAGGGTTGGTTATCCATCGTGGCAAAGCGTCCGCCCAAAGGGTGGGAGCGTAAGCCCGAGGATAACTTGATCTTTTCGGATGATGACAGCTCGGACAGTGATGATGACGACGAACCATCATCTGTCGAGAGCAGCGATGAGGCCAGGGCGGATTCCCCGGTTGGGGTACAAAGCGACCCGGCCCCTGTCATTTATGACGAAGAACTGTCGAAAGTTAACAGGAGCGCCCGGCGGAAGGAACGATCAGCGGATGACATCCGCAAGCCCCGTACCAGGGCACGTGTGACCGAAGAGATGACGCCAGAAGAGGCCAGGGATGAGATGGCATTCATCGCCGGGTCCCCAATTCCGGAGGACATGCACAACGGGTCTGGCTATATAGCCAAATTAATGCTCGACCACGCCTATGTGCTGTGCCAGAGAAAATCCATACCAATATACCATGACGCCCCAAAAGCACCAGAGGAGACTATGAAGTGTGTGCTCAGATCAGCTCCCGCAAAGATCACCGCATTACGCAGTTGGTACATGCACATTGATCAGGCTGCAGTCGGGCACGCAAAATTCACGAAGAAAGACGTGCAGGAGAATTTCTCCCGCATCATAAATACAGGGATTACAGGACTGTCTCTGTTGACATTGGCCACAATAAAGTTTGGCGGGTTTGGGATAGATGACGTGACCAAAATGATCGCACAGAAGAACGTGTTGACTGCGGAATATAATTCCATCAAGGATCTCGCGTACAGTATTGCACGTGATTGGTTTGGTGTGGAGTTGTCTCCGGCGTATTCGTTCATGGAACAGATGAAAGCTTTCACGCTTGAGGGCAATGAGATTCTTGCCCTTTCGATGCAGCATTACTACGACCCAACCAACCTGTCGAGAGTCACGAAATGGATCGCGTCCGTTGACACATTTGTGCAGGGCGCCAGATCAATCAAGGATGTAAACCAAAGCCCTGTATACACTTTGTTGTTGTCAACTTACACGAAGATCAAGGATTCCCTTGACCTTGCGCGGCGACACATGGCAATGCAGGGCCACCGACAAGAACCAGTCGTGTTGCACTTGGCTGGTGATCCCGGGGTCGGCAAGACGTGGATGTCAACGTACATAAGGGAGTATGTGTCACAAGAGCTTGGCATTTCATCAGCCCCTTACAACGTCAACCTCGCTGCCACGGGAGGGTTTTTCCCCCCTTATTGTGGGGAGAAGTGGTGCATTGTTGATGAATACCTTGGCTCGGTCGACGATAGCATGGTGACCCACCTGAACGGAATTTGTTCGACTGCCCCATATAAGATAGAAGGCGCCAGCTTGCCCGAGAAGAACCAGTGGGTCAACTTTGACTTCGTTGTGTTGATGTCAAATGTTTTCCGTATCAACTTACCCATGTTGACGCCGCCGGCAGAAAAGGCCCACTACTCCCGATTGAGGACTATATCCGTTCGGTTTCCAGCACAGGACGCAAACGATCCGCGTGGAATGGCAGGACGAAGACCAGATTGCTCCCACCTACGCCTGGACCACGTTGAATATGACGAGGTCGGCGGGGTGTACACTATGAGAGCCGCGACACCATTATCTATGGCTGAGGTGGTTGACGACG